TTTCCGTGGCGGTGATTTCATTGATGCTCTACGCAATTCTTCATCTGTAATGGCTGCAGGTGCAACAATGCTTGGCGGTCTTAGCGGTGACGTTAAGATTCCTAAGAAAACTGCTGCTTCATCTGCTGCTTGGATTGCTTCAGAGAGCGGTGCTGCAACTGAATCAGAAATGACTGTTGGTAATGTAAGTCTTACACCTAAAACTTTAGGTGCATTCACAGACGTTACTCGTCAGCTTTTGATCTAATCTAGCCTAGACGTTGAGAACCTAATCCGTGATGACCTTACTAAAGCAATGGCAATCGCTATTGATAAAGCTGGTCTAGAGGGTACAGGTGCTTCAGGTCAGCCAACAGGTCTATTGAGCGCAGGTATCAACCAAGTAACTAACTTTGCTGGTGCTAACCCAACTTTTGCTGAATCAATTTCGTTGGAAACTGCTGTAGCTGATGACAATGCTCTTCTTGGCAACCTAGCTTACATCTTGCCACCAAGCATGGCTGGTGCGTTGAAATCAACTGCACGAGACACTAACGGTGGTGCTGGATTTGTTCTAGAGAATGGTCAAATCAATGGCTACAATGCTATTGTTTCTAAGCAAGCAACTGATGGTAATATGTACTTCGGTAACTTCAGCGACTTACTAATCGGTATGTTCGGTGGACTAGACATCGTAGTTGACCCATACACTGCTTCTACTACTGGTACTGTGCGCGTTGTTGCACTTCAGTCTGTTGATGCGGCTGTACGTCACGCTGAGAGCTTCGCTTTCGGTAACGATGGTGCATAAGTAACACTGTGAGGGGGTTCGCCCCCTCCTTTACTAAAGGCTATTCCGTGGGTATCCCATAGTAGCTTTTACTAAAGGAGACTAATATGAAAGTTGAATTTACAACAAGCTGTGCAGTTGGCGCGGCAAGATACAAAGCAGGTACAGTTGCCAATATCGCAGATAGCGAAGCAGAGGCACTTATTAATAAGGGTTGCGCTTTACCTGTTGATGTTAAGCCTAAAACAGAAGATAGAAGCATTGGCTTAGACGATAAGAAGCCACGAACTAGAGCGAAGAAAAATGCCAGTTGAAACTGCTGATGATAGAAGTTTATTGATAGCTGACTTTGGTGAGTCAGTTACTTTTATTTCTAATACAGGATCGCAAGCAACTATTACAGCGATATTTGATAACCAGTATCAGGCTGTAGATGCAGGTGGCACAGTAGACTTTGCTATTGTTTCGCCTAGACTAACTGTACGCACACAAGATGTGTCTAATGCTGTAGAGGGTGACTCTTTCATAGTTAGAGGCTCTACATACGATGTAACGATAGTTATGGATGATGGCACTGGCATAACAGAGATTGCTCTAGAGGCACAATAATGGCTCATGTAAGAAAACTTATAAGAGACAATATAAAGACAGCTTTGACTGGATTGGCTACTACAGGCAGTAAAGTGTATCAAAGTCGAGTCTATCCCATGGGTAGTGCTAAACTCCCTGGTATATTGTTGTATAATAAAAGTGAGTCGGTAGGATACGATACAGTGTCTACGCCTAGACTTCAGACCAGAGTGTCTGAGTTTGAGATTGAAGTATACGTCAAAGGTAATTCAAACTATGATGATACATTAGATCAGATATGCGTAGAGATAGAAGAAGCACTTTACACAGATTTAACAAGAGGTGGTAATGCGTTAGATACGCAGATAACGACCTTTGATAGTGATTTTAGCGGTAGTGGAGATCAGCCCGTAGCTGTTGCTCGATTGACCGTTGAAGTAAGGTATCAGGTACGTGAGAACAACCCTGATGTTTCAATTTAATGGCGATTGCGCCAATATAATGCTCATAGAGCAGAGGTAATTAACATGGCAACTCATGCTGGATATGGTGGCGCAGTTAAAGTAGCTTCAGTAGCTGTAGCCGAAGTAAAAGACTTTTCACTAGAAACAACTGCTAATACAGCAGATACAACTGTTCTTGGCGGAAGCGGATGGACTGACGTAGACGTAACTACTAAATCTTGGACTGCATCTTTAAATTGCATCTGGGATGATGATGACGCAGGTCAGCAAGACTTGGTTGAGGGATTAACTGTAACTCTTAACTTGTACCCACGCGGTGATTCTGCAGGTAATGAGCTTTGGTCAGGCAGCGCATTAGTTACTAGCGTATCTAAAACTGTTTCTGCTGAGGGGCTTATTGAAGCATCTATCAGCGTTACTGGTGAAGGCGCAATGGCTGAAACCACAATATAATAGGGGATAAATAAACCATGGGAAATTTAATTGATACTGCTGTTGCACATTTCAGTGGAAAAGAAATACGATCTCTTCGAGTAGATGAGTGGGATACTACTCTCTACTCAAAGAATCTATCTTTAGAAGATAAAGCTAAATGGTTCGCTAGAGCAGATGGCGATAACACAGACTATTTAGTGTATGCTCTTATTTTTGGTATTACCAATGAGAAAGGCGAAGCGGTATTTGACATTGGCGATAAGGTCAAGTTGCGTAGAAATGTCGATCCAGAGGTGTTAAGTAAAGTTGCTAATTTCGTTCTTCAGATAGATGATGAAGAGGAACGCGAAAAAAACTAATAGATGATCAAGGTGAGTTGACTGAAATATATTATATGTATCAGTTAGCAGAGCATCTTGGTCAGCCCCTCTCGACCATTCTAGCTATGACTGCCAATGAGTTTAATTATTGGTTTACTTACTTACGCCTAAAAAACGAACAGATTGAGGCAAGCAGAAATGGCTAAAACAGCACAAGCAGTCATTGAGACTAAAGTAAAAGATGGAGCATCACAAGGTTTCCAGAAGTTTCGCAATGAAATGAAGAAAACCGAGAAGCAAGGAAAGGTTCTCAATCAACAGTTCAGATTTATGCGTGGCGGCATGGGTCAAGTAGGTCATCAGGTACAGGATATTGCCGTACAGCTCCAAATGGGGCAAAACGCCATGTTGGTGTTCGGTCAACAGGGTTCTCAAATAGCTTCTCTATTCGGGCCGCAAGGTGCGCTTATTGGTGCAGTATTAGCTGTAGGTGCTGCATTATCTATGGCTTTGTTGCCTAGATTGTTTGGTGCAACGCAAGCTGCTAAAGATTTAAAAAGCACAATGAAAGCATTAGCTGACGACTTTGACAATCTCACAGAGGCGCAAAAAAAGCTTGTAAGAACGCAAGTTAAAAAACAAATAGCAGACAATAACGCTTTGCTAATGAAGCAACGAAGAGAACTTAACGACCTAACGAGAATAACTCTTTCGTTTAACAGAATATTTTTTAGCGGGAGCAAAGAAGAGCAAAAAGAAAGAATAGAAGAGCTAGGAGCAAGCATTGATGTATTGAAGCAGTCAAATATAGACTTGAATGCAAGCATAGATGACACAACTGATGTTTTCTTAAAGCAAGAAGAAAAGCTAGAGAAACAGATTGCAACTTTTGGTTTGGCGGCTTCAGCAGTAAGAGCATATGAAATTGGCGTTCTTATAAGCACTGGAAAAATAACTGAAGCTGAAGGAGATATACTATTTGCGCTAAGTGAAAAATTAGCTGCAGAAGAAAATGCTGCCAAAGCATCTAAAAAGAATGCTGATATGCAAAAGAAAGCGATTAGAGATTTAGAGTCAGAGGCTAGTAAGCATTACAAGTCTTTAGAAAAATCTGCACAAGGTTTTGCTAATAGCATTGGAGATGGTTTTGTCAATGCAATTACTGGAGCAATGTCGTTTAAAGATGCTATGAAAAATGTAGCTAAGTCAGTTATCAATGACTTGACAAAAATGATAATTAAGAAACAAATAACAGATCGAATATTTGGCGCAATAATGGGCTTTATGGATGCTACTTCTGTACAAGCACCTAATATTTCACAGGCAAGTTTACAGCCGAAACTCGACGCTGCATTAAAATTACCAGACTTACCTGCATTAGAGGGCGGTGGCTTTACAGGTCGTGGCGCACGTTCTGGCGGAGTAGATGGCAGAGGTGGATTCCCTGCTATACTGCATCCTAATGAAACTGTTGTTGATCATACAAGAGGTCAGGGCATGGGTACAGTTGTTAACCAGACTATAAACATTAGCACTGGTGTATCGCAGACTGTAAGAGCTGAAATATCAAACCTAATGCCACAGATACAAGAAGCAACTAAAGCAGCCGTAGCTGACTCAAGGGCTAGAGGCGGTAGCTACAGTAAAGCCCTACTAGGAGTATAAGATGTCATTAAGCTATC